CTTGGTGAAGCCAACTACATTTTTAGTTTTAATACCTAACTGCCCTGCTGCTTCTGCAACGTTTGCAATTTCCGTGTGACTTGAAGGTAATTCTTTGGCTAGTCCACGAAGACCATTTTCTAAATCTTTGTATGAGTAAACAACCTTACCTGTCGAATCAACAACTTCATCATTGGTCTTTTTCACACCTGCAAAATCAGATTCCCATTTAACAGCGGCCGTTGTTACTGCTGCAGCTCCTGCGAGAATTGGCAAAGTTATACCTTTTGTTAAGGCTCCTCCCACTTTTTCCATTTTTTGTCCACTAGCAATCATTTTTTCACTAGCGTTATAAATGGCACCAGTGGCACCAGTGGTTTTGACTTGCATTTCTGCCATCTGACCAGCCGTTTGAATTAATTGAGATCGATAATTTGCTAGTTTTCCATTGGCATCTTGCAATTGAGTTGCTAGCCTTTTGGTGGATTCTGTCGCTTTTCCATCTACAAATGACTCGTCATAAGCTTTTTTCAATGCAGCAACTTGTTTCTCTTGGGCTCCAATGATTTTAGTTAAGCCATCAAAACGAGTGCCTAATTTGCCCATCTGGTTTCCAGCCATATCAGCAATTTTTGCATTAGCTTGCATTTCTTTGGCTAAATAACGAACTTCTTTTTTAGCATTTGCTGCACCACGACCGAAATCAGAACTATCCAAGCCTAGCTTTATGACCATATTTCCTAACGGCGTTCCACCACTCATTTAGTTACCTCCTTCCCTTTATGCGCCACCACGCTTGACTAATTCGCTTAATGGTCGCACCTCTTGCTTTTTCTTTTTAGTTTTCTTTTTCTTTGGTGCTTTCAATAAGATTTCATCAATATCCAAGCAATCAGTATTCATGAAATCCCGAATCGTCCACCCAAGATTGGTAATCGCATCACGGACAAAATCAACTTGTAATTCGTAAAGTTCGGACCAAGTTAAATTTCCTCCGCCATCGCTTTTTTTGCAGCTTCATCATCTTCTTTTGAAAAACCTAAAACACGATGGCGGACAATATCCCAAATTTTCCCAATATCTAGTGAATCTAAACCATTCATGATTGATTCTTTAGTGACTTCTTTTTCGTCAAATAGATCTGCAACAAACTGAATTTGCATATTCAAATAATCTTCTTCGATTGGTTCTTTTCCTTGCTTCTTCGCTGATTCTTCCAATTCTTTTTCTAAGCGAATATAGTCACTGCGTTTTGAGAACGGCACAAAGTCCTGTGTAAAAGTTTTTTCTTCGCCATCAATGCGTAAAGTAAGTTCAATCTTGCGTTCCATTTTTTAACCTCCAAAAAAAGGACGACTAACTAAAGCCGTCCTTAATCAATATATTTTTATTCTGCTGCTGATACAGTCAAAGTGCATTCTGCTGTAAAATTACCGTCTTCAGTTGTACCAACAATTTTTGTAACACCTTCCGAAACGGCTGTTACTTTTCCTTGCACTGGCGTTACCGTTCCAATCGCTGCATCTTCAGAACTGAATCTATACGCTTTGTTTGTTGCGTTTTCTGGCATGATTGTAGGTGTTAACGT